AATTGATTGAGCGTGAGTAACTCTACGTGCAGCTAAAGTAAGTGTTTCAACATTCATTGAAGCATCAGCTCCATCAGTTGCTTCACCTGGGAAAGCAGCAGTATCTTGGGCCATTGCAGGAACAACAAAGTTACCTGTAAGTCCTGGATAGAAAGTTACACCAAGAGTTCTAAGGAAAGCTTCACCTGGAGAGGTTAAGATATCTAAAGAATTAGCTACAGTTTTGTTAATAACTGCAGTATTAGAAGTTGAAAGCATAGGCTCAACTCTAAAAGATAAAGGGCCAGTTCCTTCTATAGCACTTCTAAGGAATCCTTGGAAGTTTTCAGCAACTGTTCTTTCTTCTACTTCTTCTCCTTCAATAGGAGCAACAGTAGCGGCATTGATAACTTCTTGTCTTTCAACAAGAGCAATATCCTTATCAAGTTGTGATAAAGTTACACCAGCTTCAGTAGCTTCTGAACGAAGTTCATCAGTCATTTTTTCTTCACCCATGATCTCATTATATCTTAAGGTAAGAGCAGTTCTTTCTGCTTTTAAGTCATTTAATTTCTTCATTTTATTGTATTTAGTTTAATTTTAAGAATTTCTTCTTTTCATTTATATTATTGGACGACATTTCTTCTTCAGGTTCGTCAGTTGTAGGACCATCAGTAGGCTCAACTGGTTCATCAACCGGTTCGTCTTCAACAGGTTTATCAACTGGTTCGTCTTCTGGTGGAGCCATTGCTGTTTCCACTAAAGTAGTAAGTTTTTTAGCCATATCTAAGATTGCATTTAATGCATCCTCATCAACTTCTAATCTTACTTTTTCAACTACTTCTTCATCAGCTCTTGCTTGAACTTCTGTTTCAGCATAAGCTGGAAAAGTAACAGCACTTACATCTCTTAACCTTTCAACCTTAGTAACTGTTACTAAGTCTTCTCCACTTTCTAGCTTTCTTTGTGAATAGCCATTTTTTGCAGGTAGAAAAGCAAATGAGTTTTGGAATATATCACCTCTTTTGACCAGTTCGTAAACATCATTTGCATAACTGGTATTGGGTAGTGTAGCTCTAAAGAATAATCCTGTGTCGTCAGATCTTAACGTTAAGGTGCCATTAGTTGTTCTTGCCATAACTTGTGAATTGTTATGGTTAAAGTTCAACACAACATCTAAGTCATTTCTCTGTAAGACGTCATCGAAAGCTCCTCTTTCAATTTCCTCGTAAAACGAATTAAATAGTAACTTTGAACGTACGTTGAAAAGTGCTGCGTACCCTTCTAATATCTTTTCATCTCCTTCTTCTACAGCTCTAAATTGGAGGTCTTTACTATCGTAGACTCTCTCTTGTATTTTATTGAATTTCATAACTAATGTGTTATTTTATATTTTATATATCTTCTGTTTGGTCTTCTGGTGGAGGAGCTTCAGTAGTTACTTTATCTCTATCTTCAATAGGAAGAGTTTGACTTGACATATAGTGTTTATCACCATCATCAAATGTAGGAAGTCCTTCTAATAACGCTATTTGGTTTGGAGTCATAACACCTAAATCCTGCATAGTTTTGTAATAAGCAGTTCTAGTCGCTACATCTAACTCCATCATTGCTTGAGTTACGAACTCAATAGATTTTCCAGCTTTTCTTTCTTCACTAGTGAATAACTTAAACTCTAGTTCTTGTCTATACATTCTAGCTATTCCAGCTATTGTATCAACTCTAAATCCTAATCTTGCTTGTTCTACGTTATTGTATTTTGAAAAGTCATAAACCCCAACCATATCAGGAGGTACTCCATAAAAGGCTGCTATTTGAGTGGTATCAAACTTGGTAGATTCAATGAACTTGGCATCTACAGGGTCTAGGGATAGTTCTTGGATTTCAGTAAATGGAGGTAACTTAATAACATTTCCAGCATTCATTGGTCCAACATTTGTATTCTTAAAGTCTTTCATAGATTCTGCAAACTGCTTCTGGAATTGAGCATCTGGAATCTGAGATTTAAGTACTTTAGGTGAAAAGGCATTGTTCTCATAGAATGAATCTACAGTATTCTTTGCTTTCCATAAAGTGGATAAGTTCATTCTTTGAACTTCAATAGGATTTATACCCCATATTGAGTTTTTAGTAATCATCTTAAAATGCAACATGTCATTAGCATTAACAACAACTTCTTTAGTGTCTTTTGAGTTTGCTTTCTTTTCGTATACAATGTAATAAAGTTGTCCTCTCACCATCTTATATCCACCAACCATATTAGAAGGAATAAACTCTATTTTAGTAGCTCTTCCCGTTAATCTATCTCTATAGATTCTTGCAAAGGAATTTCCTCTTGAGTTACGCTGGTATTCTAGTGCTCCAAAAAATGTGTTTGAAGTAATCATACCATCAGGCGAATAATGTAATAAATCATACCTATAATCTTGCTTGTCTATTTGACTACCTGAATCGGTAGATTGGTAAACGTTAATAGGTAATCTAGCTAATGTGTCTCCTAAGACTTTTATACATGTTACAGCAGTGGCAACCTTTTCGGCATCACTATTTTGAAATACATTCCTTTTCGTTCCCGCAATAAGGGGTTCAATAATTTGGTCCTCAAATAACTCATCAGTTCCGAGGTACATTTTAGGCATCACAAAAGTAGCAAATCTCTTTCTTGCTTTTTCTAACATATTTGTGTCATTTATTTTATATATCTCTCTATTTCCATATGTCAGCGGTAATCAACGCACCAGCATTTGACTCTTGGTAAGCACCCATTGCCATTGCAAGTGACACAGCACCATCTATACTATCAAGAGACTTATTTTTCATTAGTTTTATATTTGCGTTTCCATCTCTATATGGTACTGCATTTCTTATATTCCACTTAAGTGCTGGATTCTTCATATTCATATTCCCATCAAAGATTTCCTTCTCCAACGCTTTAAGTGGTTCGTTAAAGAATTGGCTTCTTTGCATGAATGGTTTACATGGAATTTCTATTTCATATAATTGGTTAATAATGGCCGCACTATTATGAGGGTCATATCGACACATAACAATATCAAAATGTTCTTTTATCCAAGCGAACTTTTCAACTACTAATGCATAATCTATAGTGGGTGTGTCACATAACTCAACCCATCCATCTTTTATCCAATGTTTTAGATTTATACCACCACTCCTTATGAACTTTTCAGCGTTATTTGCCATAAAGAAATATGGTAGTGCGTAGAATTGGTCACCCTTTTTTATCAAACCAACTAATGCTGTTAAGTCTCTTGTCGCACTTAAGTCTAATCCTAAGTATATCTTTTCACCGTATAAGTCTTCTACGTTAAAGTCAGTAACTACGTTTTTCAATATCTCATTTGGAATCCAAGCTTCCTCTTGGTCTACAAATACATTTAAGTGTTTTGTTAGAAAGTTATTTAATTGAGTTATAGAATACTTACTTTGGTTATATTCACTAACCAAGTCTTCCATGTGGTTTATTTCATTCAATGCTGGGTTACTTTTGCACCAATTAGAAGTATCTGCTGGGTCATCCTTATCATCCAAAGTAAATAACATTGCGAATGTGGTATCATCTTCTATATCTCCATTTAATATATTTTGGCAATATAACATGTGGTTATAACAAAAGGAAGTTAATGAAAAACCTGCTGTTGTAATAAGGAATATCATTGGATTCTCTCTTGCTAGAATAGAAGACTTTATGACATTGAATAACTTGTCATCACTGTAAGCATGAACTTCGTCGAGGATAGCTCCACTTGCCGAATATCCATCCAATTTGTGGGCGTTACTAGCAAGTACTTTAGAAAACCCTCCTTTGGTTTTGTCCTTAAATATAATTTTATACCTTTGGGCTTCAAGTCTTTTACGCAAAGCGGGTGAATGGTTAATAATTCCCGTAGCATAATCCAAACATATAGAGGCTTGCTCCCTTGTCGAGGCAAGAAGGAGAGACTGGGGGTCTTCCACACCATCAGCAATAAGAAAATATATTTGTAGAGCCGCAGAAAACACACTCTTTCCATTTTTTCTACCCATAAATAAAAACGCATATCTATATCTTCTTTTATTTGTTCCTTTCCAATAGAAACCAAACAAGGCTGCTATGATAAAAGCTTGGAAAGGGAGTAATACGAACCTTTGGTAGTGGTTGTCTTTATTGATGTTAATGAAGTAAAAGAATTTGAAGACTTTATCAACAGCTTCGACTTTATATTCAAGGTCTTTTCTATTGGTGTCTTTTTTGTAATTCTCAACACTCTTCTTAATCCACTTGTTAGTTTTAATACTACCATCCACAACCCCATAAATATAATGAGTAACGCTGTCCCAACAATAATCAACATATTCTTGTAGGTTTAATTTTGTTTTACTTTCCATTCTACTATAAAATCATTTAATAGAGATTCATGACACCAATTTTCAGTTTCAATAGTTTTAATCCTCCACGTCATCTTTTGGAATGGTACGTTTAACTTCTGCATATACTATAACTTTCTTTTTAGGGCAACATGTAGAAGGAATTGGTTCATATTCAATCTTAATATCTTTCTTACTTGCACCTTTTTCAATAAGTTTCTCTATTAAGAAACCATCAATCTTTTCTTTCATTCCTCTAACAAACTCATAGATTTTCTTATCTACAATAGTACTTTCTTCTATTCTCATAATTTCATTTATTTTAAAATATCTTATCAAATTCATCATCACCTTTACTTAACTCAAGTTTCATCTTTTGTCTTTCACTTGGTGATAGTATTAACTGCCTATATAATGCTTGGACATTCTTTAATGCTTGTTGGTAAACATCCACCGCTCTATTCTTTTGATAGAATGGTTCTTTGTCTGGGTCTCTCGTAACATCTATTTGTATGCCATTCTCTCTAATGTCTTCCTTTGCTATTTCTAACACTTCAATGTTAAACATAATTTCATCAAGGAGTATTTCATCAGAGGCATGCCAGAGTAATTGTTCTACGAGGTAACCTTTAATAGTTTCTTTCAAATCCATAGTAAGTTTTATATTTTAGTATATATCTCTATTTTTTTAATTGATTGGTTTTAATAACACAGTGTTTTCTCTCTTAGTACTCTACACAATGGCCGATTCATTCTCACAACAACATATACTCAACTACTCAACGTAGGCTCTAAGGCTCTAAACTATATGACACAATGTCATACCTAAGGCTCATACGTATTCAAACCTGAGACCACAGGTAGGTTCAGTAGCTACAGAAAGTGTGAGTTTTTTTTCGGCGATACCGGCT